AATTCTTTAGTGCTTTAGTTTCTTTAGATTGAAAGAATGTTCTAGCGCCTCACTCCTACCCCCTGCAAGGGAAAATAGTGCTAGAAATATTGCCAGTTAACAAGTTAGTTGTCACTAGCTAACAAACCATGTTATACTGATGTCAGTTAGTCCATTCAAGTTTATCCGGTTTCATTTAAGTTTATTGGAGTATGCCGTGTCCGATGCGCAACACATCTGGAGTCAACAGGAAGGCGAGCCGTCGCTCTGGTACGGGCGCTTTTTGGTGTATTTGCGTCTCGGGACAAAGCGCTCTGTCGCGGTTGTGTACAAAAAAGAAAACCACGTTAAACCCCGTCAAACCGCGTCAAAAATACCGGGTGATTGGTATGACATCGAAAAAGTGTGGAAATGGAAAGAGCGCGCAAAAGCTTACGATGAGCATCAACGAGCAGAAGAAGATAGGGTTATCGCGGAAGAACGTGACAAGATATTGCGCTCTGGTTTTGCGCTCATGCATAAACGTGTAAAGGAACTGGATAAGTTGACACGCAAACTTATCAAGATGGCGAGCGATGACGAGAAAATCTGGCTGGTGGAAACGCGCACGATGATTATGGGCGAGGACCGTTCACAGACGACTGAGAAACTGACATTTAACGCTCCATTGTTTCAATTGATTGATAAGTATCTTGATAGCATTGCAAAAGAAATGGGCGAGCGCGCAAAAACCAGTGAACCTGCTACAAAAGATATTCCTACAAAGACTATTGGCGTGGACGAGGGCGAGAATGGATGTGAGCCATGAAAAAGTCACATGTTTACACGCCTCGTGGAGCAGCTCGTACTGCATGGCGCTCGGCACGTCGCGAGGTACTCTTAGCAGGCCCAGCCGGGACGGGCAAATCAAGATTGTGCCTGGAAAAAATACATGACTCTGCCCGCGTCTTCCCTGGGATGCGCGGCCTCATTGTTCGTAAAACACGTGCCAGTCTCAGTCAAACAGCGATTGTCACCTACGAGAACAAGGTGCTGCTTGATGGTTGGCTCGGCGACATTATTCGTTTCCGTACACAAGAACAGCAGTATGAGTACTGCAACGGTTCCATCATTGCAATCGGCGGCATGGACAAAGCAAGTAAGGTGATGTCGTCTGAATGGGACATGATTTATGTGATGGAGGCAACGGAGCTACTTGAAGAGGACTGGGAAGCCCTGACGACACGCTTACGCAATGGCGTCATGCCCTATCAGCAACTCCTGGCAGACTGCAACCCATCGGCTCCTACACATTGGCTGAAGCGCCGCTGTGATAGAGGCGCAACTCTCATGCTGGAAAGTCGCCATGAAGACAATCCTTCAGTTACAGATGCCTACCTTGCGACATTGGACGCGCTGACTGGCGTGCGCTATCGCCGGTTGCGCCTCGGTCAGTGGGCAGCAGCAGAGGGCATGGTGTACGAGCAGTGGGACCGCGCCACGCACATCGCGACACGTGAGCAGCTTGTTCGATGGGGACTCATGTATGCGGATGGCACGCTCAATCGCTGGACAATTCGTGGTGCTATAGCAAGTGTTGACTGGGGATGGACGAATCCGGGCGTCATTCAAATCTGGCTCATTGATGGCGATGGCAGGATGTATTTATTTCGCGAGCTGTACCGAACGATGCGCACGATTGAATGGTGGATACAGCAAGCGCAAAGCCTCATGCAGGAATTCTCCCTTGCAGGAGTGCCAATTAGTGTGTTTGTGTGTGACCCGTCAGAGCCTGCGTACATTTCGCAATTTGAAGGTGCTGGCATTCCAGCCATTGGCGCGACCAATGCTATCTCACCAGGTATCAATGTCATGCAGGCCAGGCTCAAAGTTGCAGGTGATGGCAGGCCGCGTATGTACATCTATGAGTACAGCTTGCAAGAGCGTGATGAGCAGCGAGATGAAAAGCATGAGCCAGTGTGCTTTGAGCAGGAAATAGATGGCTATGTGTGGCCGCAAGCAAAGGACGGCCAACCAGTCAAGGAGGTGCCAGTGAAACACAATGACCATGCTATGGACGCATCACGCTATGCATGTATGTATCTGGATGAGGATGATAGATATAGACTCAGCAGTCAGGAATCTCAGGCCATTTCAAGTTATGTAGCAGGATACAAATAATTATGGGAGTACTACAACGCATGTGGGACACTGCAAATTTGGGCTGGAATGCTGCACGCGTGGGCTGGAATGCAGCGTTACGCACATTTCAAGACCCGGAATGTGCGTATGAATATCGCGACTTCCTCTCCATGCGCAACGAATATGCGCAGAGATGGGCACGCTACAACAACAGCCTCTTCGACAAGGCTAGCCACTATGACTGGCGGGAATATAAGCGGAACTACAAACTGTATCGCAATATCCGCTCCATCAAGAACCCGTGCAAGAGTCTGGTTGAATTCTACGTTGCCTCTCTGTATCCGGGTCGTATCTCGAAAGATGGCCTTGCCTTTCCAGATGGCACACCAAGCGCTATCCCATTCTCTGAGGACACTAACGGACAACTCATTGCCGCCATTGCGCAAATCTGGCAGTGGAGTAACTGGCAAAGCAAAAAGGCAAAGCAGGTACGTTTCGCTGGGGCGCTGGGTGATGTGCTGAGTGAAGTGGTGGATGATGTAGCGCGCGGCAAAGTCTACTTGGACGTGGTGTGGCCGGGTCGTGTCTGTGATTTGGAACTTGACCACGCAGGCAATGTCATCAGTTATGTGCTGGAGTATTTCGTTTACGAGGATGATGACCGCTATCTCTTTCGAAAGGAGGTGGATAAGCGAGAATTCCGCTACTTCAAAGATGGAGAACTGTTCGACTACGGCAATGGCGCGGTTATGCCGAACCTGTACGGCTTCGTACCTGCGACCTGGACAAAATTTCAGGATGCTGATGGAGATAGAGGCATTCCAGCGATAGCAGGGAGCGAGGTGCTGTTTGACGAACTAAACGGCTTACTCAGCATGAATGTTGATCAAGTGGAAAAGATACTCCGTTCACCGTCAGTGTTGTGGGGCAATGTCAACATACCCGCCAATACGCCGCAAAAGCGTGGTGTAACTGATGAGTTCACGGACCAGCAAAACGAGCAAGAGTCTCAGATGTATATGAAGGGCGGTGCTGGTGGACATGTCGAATCGCTCATTGCTCCGCTCGATTTCGCTGGTGTTGATATCGTGGTTGGGAGGCTTCTCAGTGCCATTGAAGAGAACCACCCGGAAATCACTGTCTACCGGATGCTCAGAGAAATGACACAAGTGACTGGGCCTGCCGCATCCAGGCTCATCAAAGATGTGACAAGCAAAGTCGAAGAGATACAGGCAACCTTTGACCAGAGCAATATTAGCCTGTGGCGTATGGCTGTGGCGATTGCGGGTATGCGTGCCAACAATGGCGATTGGCCTCAGCTTACCGCTCAGCAAGCCAAATTCAAGCCGTTCAGCCTTGAGAGCTACGCACGTGGCGACCTGGACATGTCCATTATGCCGCGTCCGTTGCTCAGTCCGACAGCATTGGAGATGGCAATGGAAAAACAAGCACAGTGGACTGGTGTGAATCTGGCTGTGCAAGCCGGTGTACCAGTTGAGATTGTGCTTGAGGATGAAGGGTGGACAGAGGAGAAGTTGGCCGCGTTGCAAGCGATAAAGGACAAGGAGCGACAGGCACAACAGACAAGCATGCAGCAACAACAAGCCAACCCCCTGCAAGGGAATGTGCAGCAAGCGAATGGAGGGCAGTGATGCGTTACTGTCAATGCCTATTCTGCCCACCTCCATCCCGCAAATTGCGTAAATGCCAGCTACGTAAGCGCTATCAGGCACATCGACGTGAACGAGCGTGGTACAAACGTCGGTGGGCACGACGGTATCGTGAATGGGAGCGCGTGCATATTGTTGATGGTGCTGGTGTTGTTCGCAGCGCAATGGTGCAGCGTTTTGCGGGTCAGCATGGTTGGGTAGATGTGCGACCGCTGGAAATACGAGATGGCATGGTTATTGTGTCTGAAAGAGGTGAGCAATGAGCGACACGGCGTTATTTCTTGCGCTTCCACCGGCACTGGCAAACCTGCCTTGTTGGGATGAATTTACAAAACAGGGCATCACCATTCACGTGTCGTCTCGCTTGCCTCGGATATCAAAGCAGGAGCGTGCTTTTATGCGTACCAAAGTACGACGGCGAAAGTATCAAGTACAGCCCAGAAAGAGGAATAGACGATGAATAGCAAAATACCCCGTCGCGCATCGCGCAACATCTGGCATCGCTTGAAACGATGGTGGCATCGACTCTGGCATCGTGGCGCTGTCATTTATTTCGATGAAGCCGCAAAGAAGGGCGTTGGCATCACATTTACGTATACTGGCTCTGCTGAAATAGAAGAGCGAGAATGGGATGAGATTGTAAATAAACCTCATGTACGAAATGCATTGCGTCGTATGGCAAAGGAGAGTGCAAGCAATAAATCATTCTGATTGTGAACAGCCACAAGCCAGTTATCCAATACTTCCACCTCCTGTTCATCAAGAAAAGCGAGAATGCAAGCATCGGTTTGTAGATATTACATTGTTTGGTTCGCGACATCGAGTGTATCTCTGTGTCTGGTGTGGAGAGCGAAGAGAGGACCAATTATGACAAAGAAGAAAAATCCATACGTGATGACAACCAAGCTCAAGAGCGGGGCAACTGCACCATCTGGCGGCGCGGTCAAGACAGACAAGAATGGCAAGCCTATAAAGAGGAGTAAATAAATGCAATCAATGGATATCAAAGCACGTATTGAGCGAGACTTTACCTATCATGCGCCAAAGCCTGGACAGCAAGAGCGTTATCAAGCTTTACGTGAGAAGGCCAAAGAACTTGCTCTGCTGATTGTAGAGTTGACACCTGCATCACGTGAGCAATCACTTGCGCTTACTCAGTTAGAGTATGCGTCTATGATGGCAAATGCCGCCATCGCAAGAAATGAATAGGAGCTAGCTCATGGCAAGTAAACATCCTGGCTTTTCTAAAGTCGCTGCATCGATTGCTCGTAAGCAGGGCATATCCAAGCAAGCAGCATCTGCTATTCTGGCGAGCAGTTCACGGCATGCCAGCGCAAAAGCCAAACACAAAAATCCGCGCTTGAAACGTGTGGCGATGAAAAAGAAAGGATAGGGCTATGGACGAATTAAAAGCATTGGTATTTCAAGCTCTGGGACAGGCAAGTATGTGCTGGAGTGAGGGACCGAAAGGGACGTTTGACTCAGCGCAAGCCAAAAATATAGGCGATGAACTTATCACAGCTATAAAGCAGTATAACCAAAAATCAATAGAAGATGCGTATGCATCATGGCACCTGAGCAACCCAACCATCATTCGTGATACCAATGGGAAGATTATTGCTCAGTCAAGAAACCTATGATATGTGGATAACTTGTTGATAACTTGTGAATATGTCTTGACAAAATAAGGGAGGATATTGTACAGTATGGGCAACGAGAACAACCCTTCAACCGTTCCTGGTGGTGCTCAAGGAGACGAGCCAGAGAACCCTCAGCCGAATGTCGGCAACTCTAGTTTGCAAGGCGAACAGAGTCCCTCAATAGAAGCGTTGAAAGCTCAAATTAAGAAGCTGGAAGACGAAGCGTTCAAACGTCGCGAAGCAGATCGCAAGCGCCGTGAACAAGAGCAGCAAGCAGAAGCAGCACGACTAGAGCAACTTCAGCGCAATGGTGAGTTTGAACAACTGACGAAAACACAACAAGCAGCCATTGATGAACTAAAAGCACAACTTGCCGAGAAGGATGCGGAGATTGCCAAACGTGACTATGACGCGCTCCGTGCAAAAGTCGCGACAAAACATGGCTTACCTGCGGAACTAGCAGCACGGCTTGTTGGGCAGACAGAAGAAGAATTGAATGCTGACGCTGCTCAACTGAAAAAGCTGATTCCGACGCTTGCAAGTCCAGGCAATGCGCCCAATCCGAAACCGGCAAGTAACACGCCGGAAGATTTGAGCAAACACTACGAAAAGAAACTACGCGCTTCTGGGAGCTACTTCAAAATCTAGAGCGCACTTTTAGTACCTTGTCCTCAGCACCCCGGGCATCGGGATGTTGTGGAGAGGGTGATTAGGAGCGATAAACATGACCGCTATCGCAAAGAGCGGAACACCTTCAATCAGCACTGCTGCACCCCCTACCACGTGCAGTGTGAGCGGCCTCTATGCAGGCGAGGCAATTGCCGCCGGTGATGCCTGCTACATCAAGACTTCAGATGGCAAAGTGTATCGTTCAACTGGTGCAGCCGCCAACGCTGCCGCCGTTGTTGATGGCTTTGCACCTGCCGATGCCTCAACTGGCGACGCCATGAGCCTCTACTGGAATGTCAATTTCCGCTATGGTGCATCGCTTTCTCCCGGTTCCTTCTGTTATCTTTCAGGCACGACTGCCGGTGGCCTTGATACTGCAACCTCGACAGGTGGAACCACACCGATTGGCCGTGTTATTGATGCCACACGCATCTACGTTCAGAAGTCGTACTAAGGAGGTGTAGCTGTGGCATTTGGAACACTGCAAATTTTAGACACGATTGGCTCTCGTCGTGCAGCGGCAACGGACTATCTCCATCTGTACGATGAGGCAACGCTCTATGACCAGATTAACGCCTATCTTGTTGCCCACAACAAGCTCATGTCCGACATGATGGCCGACCTGGTGACGCCAGTTGGCGACCAGCGCTTCATCACGTGGGGCAATGTCGATACCGTTGACATGATTGACGCCGACGAGTTTTCCCGCCCGGACGTGCAGAAATCGCAAGAGTCGCCCACTGGTCTCGGTATCCCGCTGTACGGCAAGCAAATTGCCTGGGGCGTGACGCGTCTCTTCATGATGAACAAAACCGTTGGCGACCTTGACCAGTTGTTGACCAACATCACCGATGCCGACAAGCGCGACCTGTTGAAAACCATCAGACGCACATTGTTCAATCCAACCAACAATACCTCGTATGTGGACCGGCGCTTTGATAAGGCTCAGTTCAGCACCTCGTTTCCGCTGCGAGCCTTCTACAATGCTGACTCTGCCTTCATCCCAAAGAGTCCGTATGGTGCAAGCTTTGACGGAAGCACGCATACGCACTTTCTGGGAACGTCAGCTTTCGCGAACACCGACCTGGATGCTGGCTTGGACACGGTACGTGAGCATTATCTGATGGGTACTGCTCGCATGTACATCTCGAAAAGCTTAGAGACGACAGTACGTGGTTTTACCGGATTCTATCCATACTATGATGCTCGCTTGCGTGTTGGCATGGATACCACTGCTGCACTTAGCCAGAACCTGGACATGAGCAATACTGAGGACCGCGCTATTGGCATCTACAAAGATGCTGAAGTGTTTGTGAAGTACTGGATGCCTTCTGGCTATGTGTTCTTCTTCAACACCAGCGCGCCGAAACCGCTCGGTATGCGTACCAGGGATGCAGTGCAGGGCAATTTGCACGTTGCCGCTGACATGGAAATCTATCCACTCCGCGCCCAGTTCATGGAACGTGAGTACGGCCTGGCTGTGATCGAGCGTGCAAATGGCGCTTGCCTCGATACCGCCCACAGTTCGTACAATGCGCCGTCAGAATGGAGCCTATAGGATGGCAAAGAAACAAGAGAATGAGGTGCAGACGGTTGACGCGGTGCTTATCAATGACCAACCTGCACCCCCTGCAAGGGAAGAGCCGAAGAAGCTGGATAAGACTGTTTCTGGTGGTCGCTACATTGTCAATGGCCGTCTGGTCAATTGCAACAATGAGCCTATCGAGGAGTAGTGTACATGGACCGGACGGCGGCAACCAATACGCTGACAGAGCGCTATCGCGAACTGACAGCAGACGCCAAATTTACGACAGATGACACGACAGCGGCGTATGATGCCGCGATTGACATGTCACTCCGCTATCTTGGCGTTGCTGAGACAGACCTCGCGACTGCTGACGTGGAGCAAGCCAATGTGCTGAAATATTTGGCACTCTTGGACTACTTCACATTGGAGCGCTTTTCAACGTTGCTTGCCGCCCGGTTCGATGTGTCATTCCCTGGGCCTGTCAGTGCCAAACGTTCTCAGGCATTTAGCCAGATTGAGACGCTTTTGCAAAGGGCAGAGAACAAGCTTGCCGCGCTTGGCATCGTCATCGGTGCCTCTGGCGAGGCTACGCAATTCGGCTTTATCAATTTCGATTTCCTTGAGCCATCACCAGCGGGAGGTGAATTTTGAGCATCTTCACTGACGCTGACCTGGATGCCCTCGCCGCATTAGCTGAAGACTTGGCGCTCAAAGACACCTGTGAGCAGTTGCGGGATGATGGTGGCGACGATGACGGCGAAGGTGGCAAGGAAAACATTAACTGGCCAGTGATTGCAACTGCGAATTGCATGCTCACCCGTGAGTCAGTTCAGTCTGTTCCAGGGGAAAGCATCATCGCGGATAGGCTCGATGGCAAGACGATACAACGGGCATGGTTCAAGCGTGGTGCGTTGAGCTTGCTCAAAACGGACCTGCTCAGGATTAACGGCGACTTGTATCACATCATCGACCTGGATACGGAAACGTACGAGGTTCTCAAGCCTGTGTCAGTCTGGAAGGTGTAGTATGGCGATAACTGTTGGCAAATCTGCACTTCCCGCCTTGTCGCAAGCGATAACAGCGGTACTCAAAGCAGACGCTACCTTTACCAGCCTTGCAGCGGGGCCGTTTGATCCGCCGAAGGAAGGGCAAGCTTTTCCGTTTGTCGATTTCGGCGAACACGAAGAGCGCCCCTGGTACACCTTTCAAAATACAGGCCGTGAAGTCTTCTTCGTGATGCACATCTGGAGTCAACAGGTGGGCACGTCATCATCTGGCTTTAAGCAGTGTTATGACATTCTCGACGCCATCACAGGGGCATTGGAAACACAAACGTTTGTGATAAACGATTTCGAGATGACTGAGAAGGGCTTTTTACTGGATGATGTCGCGAAGATGCCGCTCCAGCCTGACGGTGTCACAAAGCATCTTGCCATCCGTTTTCACACGTGGCTCAGGAGGAAAACGTCATGAGCTTCAAGGTGAGCATCAGCATTGAAGGTGTACAGGAGACCATTTCCAGGTTGAACCAAATCGAAGAGAAGGCTCAACAAAATCTTGTGAGCATCGCCGGGCAAATTTCAGACGAGGGTAAAACAGCCTGGAAAGAAGCCACGCCGCAGGGCAAAACCGGGCGTTTGCGTGGTGAAGAGAATGCGATGCACGCTGGCCTATCCGTCAGCTTTACCAGCCCTACCAAATATTATCCATTTGTGGATGAAGGACATAACACGCCTGCCGGTTGGCGGCGTCCGTGGGGCTTCCAACCCGCTAAAAAGCGCTCTTTCGTCAAAGGGCGTGAAATGACGAAGAAATTGACAGAGTGGCTACGACAGAATATGCCGCAGTATCTCTCAAAGTTCTTGGATAATGTCTAAACATCTTGTATCTCGACCCTAGCACCCCTGCAAGGGATGTTAAGGCCGGGATGATAGGAGCTTTATCATGGTTGCTTTTGCTGGAGTGGGTGCATCGCTCAAAAATGGTGCAGTCACCTTCAACAACGCTAGCAAATGGGAATTGGACATCAAATGCGATACGAAGGATGTCACTCCCATTGGCGCAGACGGAGCCTGGGCCGTCTACATTGGCACATTGAACCGATGGACGGCAAAAATCACCGGCTGGCTGGATATGGCGGACACAGCTCAGACCAATCTCCTTACGCTGGTTGGTCAGAGTGTCCCCCTCACACTCAATGTCGATGGCGTACCCAATGGCTTTACAGGTAGCGCTATCCTCAACGATATTGCGCCAAATGCGGACGCACAAAACCCCGAAAGTTGTGTCTATTCATTTCAGGGAAGCGGCCCCATCACACCGCCGGATCTGCCATGAGTTCGATTGCAGGCGTTAA